GTAAGCTTACGGTCTGCCGCCCGTCCGCGTCCGCTACAGTCACGGCAGGATGAGGAAATGACGCCCTTGCCGCCGCAGGTCTTGCAAAGAACGCGGACAACCTCTTTCACGCTACGCGCTATTCCACCAGATAGCGGAGACTTCATGGTGAATACATCAGCTTCAATGAATCCTTTAGCCTGGCAGCATTCGCACGGCTTGACGCTGGCGGCGCTTCGGCAATAATCCATGTAGGCATAAGTTGCGAGCGTTTGCATAACCGCTGGCTTAATATCAGCGTCTAGCTTGCGCAAGGCGGCAACCTTATCGCAGGTACTCAATGCATATTCAGTTAATAACGATACGGCGCGTCGGGCGTCGTTATCGCTCACTCCAACCTTACCCATGAACGCACTATAGCCCAGCGGCGCTCGGCTCTGAGTCATTCCCATGGCAGCCATGTAGTCAGTGCCTGATAGCGCATCTGTAGCTGTTGCAGGCGGCATACCCTCAAAGCTCGCTGTTTTTGGAAAATGATATTTTACTGTCGCTTCAAGGCTCATGGTGTCTCGCTCCTCTGCTTGATCAGCTCTCTGGTTTTCTGCCGGTAGTGCGCAGCCAGCTCCTGCAGCTCTTCCCGCGTCCATTTCTTTTGCTCATGCGGACCCATAAGGTGATCGAAAGCAGCCTGACCGATCTTCTTAATCAGGTTAGGCGTGTAGTTTTCAATGTTGCCGGAAAGGTGCTGGTTGCATGGTACGCACTGCTTATGGCAGTTGGTTTCTTCGTAGCGTGTAGCCGGTGAAGCGCCGCGAGTTCGATAGTGCCCGGCGTCATATTTTCCTTCGTGGAATCGTCCGCAGCTGATGCACGGATCGGCGGCATCGCGAGTGCGTATATATTCGTTGAATGCTGACTGGGTTTGCTTATGGAAGTGACTGAGGGGCTTTACTGCTAACTTGCGGATTTTGGTGTGGCGCTTTTCCTGCTGAGCTTCATCTTTTCGCCGTCGTTCTGCTTCCTGTATCGCCTTATGCCGTTCCTTCTCTCTCTTTGTCAGTGCTATCACGGTTCCGCATTCTGGTGAGCACCACGTTTGATTTGAGAAACCCGGATGAAACCATTCTCGACAGTCCGCATTCTTACATCTTCGCCTGACTTTTCTCATCGCTCCCTCCGTGCATTCTGATGTTGTCGTCTTGCATCCAGCCGGCGCAGCAGCGGACGCAGGCATATGTCTCGTCCGTAGCCAGCGGTATGCCACAGCCAGCGCAGTTGATAGCAGATATATCGCCATGCAGCATGAATTGGCAGATAGTCGAGGTTCTCGAAATACCAGATATCCTCTTCGCAGATTTCACAGCTAACTCCGAACCGGTGTTTATCTTCACTAGTCAGCACAGTACTGCAGCTACAACAACGCTTACGCCCAGCATTTGTTCTCATAAGTTTTGTCTCTTCGTGGTTCGCGATTACCTTCAGGCAACAGCGCGCTAACCAGCCATAAGCGGGGATCGGCGGCGAGTGTCTTTTGGGTATGAATGTTGCGGGCGTTGTAACGGGAAATGAGTTCGTTTGCAGTGTCTGTATCTACAGGGTCATGGGTGAACCATGTTTTCTTCATTGCTTTTCCTTTTGTGAAGCCCACGATCGCCCTGACTGACTATCAACACACCATTGACCCCGACGTGATACCGGCAGTTAAAGTCGCAGGCATATTTCCTGACTGTTGTGCGAGTGGATTTGATCGCTCGGCCAGCTGCTGTTTGGTTTCCTCGGGTCACAATGAGCAACTGAGGAATTGAGGTAACCTGTGGTGTCATGCTGTACTCCCGAATCTTCCAGCCCATTCAGCCGCGCGCGCTGACTCATCGCTAAACCTGACGTTCTGCTCGGCACCGAAGGCATGGATGAGTGTGATGAGGTCACGCATCTCACTGACGCGCATTTTGCTTGTTGACTGGCCCAGCACTACAAAGCCGCCATTGATACCCGGCACCGTCTCCTGCCCTTTCAAGCTGGCGCTGAAAATATGCTTCCAGCTTTCTGAGTCGAGCTTCTTCCCGTACCAGACCACCTGGCTTGATACGTCATGCAGGCAGGCCCAAAGCATGCGGTTTTGCGCAAGGCTTCTGGTGTCTTCCTGGATGGTTACCTGCAGAGGTTTGTCGGGATTGGCGGGGAGTTGCTGGATGGCGGTGATGCAGTTCTGTCGGATGTTGCTGTCACGCAACAGGTAACGTTGAGTCTCCATCGCGTTTTTCTCGCTTCAATGCATTGTAATTTGATAGCTGCTTTTCAGACTCAGCATCGACAATCAGGTCGTGTGCTTCACGCGCCAGCATGTCGATAGCGTTAAGGTGCGCCCGGAATTGCTCAGGCTTCAGGTCGCGCTTCTTAGCCAGGTCGATGATTGCCAGTTGCAGGTTCCGGGCCTGGCGCATCAGCGGTGGTGTGATTACCAGTTGAGTTACCTGATTCATGCTGTGCTCTCCCTTCCCTCAAGCCAGAAGAAAAACGCCCTGTCTACCACGGCATCCTGATAGCCAAGATGCGATCGGGTCAGGTTGTGCCTGTCACCATGAACGCTGCGGTACAGGCGCTCAAAGCGGATGCGGTTCATCTCAGTCATGGCGGCCACCTTTAAGACCAAAGCGGCGGCGAATATCGGCAAGGTGATTCAGTGCCTTCTCGTTACCGGTCGGGATGTGAAGTTGTGGAATCTGTTTGCGCGGCGCTGGGATGACCTCACCAGCTTCAATGCGGCGGGACATCTTGCGTAGCTCATCGCCAAGGCGTTTGCGGCATTCTGCATCAGTCAGATTGAATGAGCGCATCTGGTTGTAGACCGATGTCACCATGTGAAAACATGACGGGTTTTCCCACGGGAACTCTTCGCTACTGTCGTACATGCCACGGTCCCGGCAGTACAGGCGGAACATGTCATAAAGCTCTTCGTCGGCTGGCAAACCCGCGGCGCGATGTTCACCCTGCTTGCACCACTCAATAAACTGACCGGGCGATGGCAGGAACGGTGAGCCACTGGCACGGGCCAGCTTCATGCCTGCTGACAGTTGCTGCTTGTTGTGAATACCGTTCTCAGCGAAGGCGGCGATCCACTGGCGTTTCGCTGCTGCTTCATCGTTCGGATTGCGCCATGCAGTGCTGACCGATGCCGGAAACACCTGCTTGAGGTTTGAAAACAGAGCATCGACAAGGCGCTCAACGTCTTCATGCACTCCACGCTCAACCGGGCGCGGACCATCTCCTGCAATGCGAGCCAGTGCGCCTGCATCACGGTTCTGAATTGCTGATACGAGATTTCTCATAGGAATTCATTCTCCCAGGCTTCACGGCTGTTCCAGTGCTGAGCGGGTTGCTGAGCTACTGCCTGCCGGTTACGCCCTGGCTGGCTCATCTGCGCCCGGAGTGTGTCCCACTTGGCGCGGAGTTTTGCAGGACTGAGGATATTGGTCTGCCAGAAGTGGTCGGCGTTAGCCCACCTGAAGGTTTCGCAGATATCGTGATGCGTGACATCCAGCGATCCTCTCAGAAGGCGGACTTCGTTAGCCCAGGCAGGCCAGTTAGGGGCTTTTACAGTTGGAGTAACAATCTTCACCCTGCTGAACATCCACTTCACTGCCTTCAGGTCATCAGCTGTTCCCCACTTGTCGCCTTTCGGTGAATGGGTCGCTGCTTCAGGCCGAATGACCGGGAGATTACTCAGGGGTGTGTCAGGGGATTCGCCAGAATTCTCTGACGTATGTTTAATGTCTTTCTTGTCTTTTGTAATAGTGTCTTTTGTGTGTCCCTGTTTTGGTGACAACCCTGTCACCGTTTTGGTGACACTTTTTGTCACTAATTTGGTGACAGTGACACCATCCTGGTGACACTCTGGAATTTGCCACTCTGTGAGGTTCTTATTCGGACCGATTAGCATACCTTCCCGGACCAGAACACCCATCTGAATTAACTCGTTTTTTGCCTTGTTTACCTTCTGCCTTGGCAGCCGGGTAATCTGGCTAATCTGGCTGTCAGCAATGCGATCCATCTTTTTGTTGAAGCCGTATGTTTTCCGGCAAACAGCATGCGCAACCTTCGCCTGATTCCTGGTCAGGCTGGCCCCTATCAGCTCTTCGTACAGCTCGTTTGCCAGACGCGTGTATCCATCGTCTGTATCTGCCACACGTTGCTCCACGGCCCTGAGAGCGGGCCTGATTAGTGATACGTTTTCATGCGCAAGATTCATCGCCGCCCCCGTCAGAAGGAATGCCTGAACGATAGTCAGCGAGAATCCGCTTTATCTCTTCAGTGGTGCCATGAGAGAGAATCAGGCAGTCGAAACCGCCATCACGGTCAAACTCAGCATCAACCAGTAATTCAGCCAAGCGTCGTGCTTTCGCTGCACTGAATTGCGGAATGGCTGCTGAGCGGGTCAGTTTGGTTTTACCCGCAGCTTTGGCCTTTTGCATTTGCGCCTGTGCAACGGCATCTGCTTTCGGGCCATGTTCGCGTGATAGAGCAACTGCGGTGGTTGGAGCCACTTCTCCCGCCTTGACCATTGCGATCAGGCTCTCACCACACTCCAGCAGCTGAAGATGCTGATCCACATCAGCTGGTGAGCGCTTAACCTTTTTGGCAATCTCTGCAGGTGTCCAGCCCTGATTCAGCAGGCGCTGATATGCTGCCGCACGTTCCAGAGGAGACAGTGCCTTACCCTGTGAACTGGTGACCATGAAAGCAATGCGATCAGCTTCGGAGCCTGAGAAGTCCTTGCACTCAAGGCGTGGTATTTCGTGACCAGCTTCAGACGCCATTTTCGCGCCGTAGTACCGGTGGTGACCGTCTATAATCTTGATGCCCTGCTCTGTAACCTGAACCGCCAGTGGCGGCACAAACTCACCAGCAATGAAAGCGTCACGGAACTCAGCGACGTGCTTCTGATCGATTTCACGGACG